TTATTGAGTTTCCTGGCAACCTAACTTCAGAACAAGCTAAACAGCTTGCTGATGGTTTTGACGCGCGACACCGCAACGGAACTAGACGCGCACACAAGACTGGTGTTCTATCGGGCGGAGCTAAGTTTGTTACTACTCAGACTGACCCTGAATCATCACAGGCTTTAGAGTCCCGCAAGTTTGCAGTAGAAGAAATTGCAAGAGCTTTCAATGTTCCACTACACCTTTTAGGCGTTCCTGGCACAGCTAGCTACGCATCGGTTGAACAGAACAACCTTCAGTTTGTTTCTATGACACTAAGACCGCTAGCAGAGAAGGTAGAGGCTGCTTTCTCACGCTTGCTACCAGGTGATGCCTACATCAAGTTCCAGTTCAACGACTTACTCCGCGCAGACTTAGAAGCTAGGATTCGGTCCTACTCGGTTGGAGCGCAAGCAGGTTTCTACTCGACTAACGACATTCGCAGACTAGAGGACATGCCACCAGTAGATCAGGGTGACCAGTACCGAGTCCCACTAGCCAACATTGATTTAGCTGACACAGAAACCATTACCAACGAAAAGAAGGTTTACATGGTTGCACAGCTTATTCAGTCAGGATTCTCACCTGCCGAGGTTCTATCCGCGCTTGGCTTGCCAGAGATTGCTCACACAGGTTTGCCTTCGGTTCAACTACAAGGTGTAGCTCAAGTCAACCCTGACGACCCGCAAGCTGTTTACGAGGTCTAGGCATGGTTCTTACTAGCCTTATAGCAATCGGAACAACTAGACAGCAGATAGTTGGCCCAGCTATTCAACGACAGGTTGTTCACTTGCACAATCAAATGAAGTCAGGAGCGCACTACATTCACATTGGCAATGAAACTGTAACCACTACAAATAGTATTCACCTAGACCCAGCAGAATCAAAGGTCATAACCTTAGAGCCTTTAGATGGTCTTTGGGCGATTGCCACTGCTGCTAACCAAGATTTAGGAATTTTCATAGTTAGGCAAAGCCAATAATGCCTTACTACATCACAGACAAAAACGCAGAGTGTTCCAACTGGGCTGTTGAAAAGCAAGATGGCGAACTTATTGCTTGTCACGATACAAAAGAATCAGCCATTGACCAAGCAGTAGCTATAAGCATTGCTGAAGAAACTGAGTTTGTCGGCGAAAGAGCAGCAATCGGTTCACTAGCTATTGGTGACTTTGTTTCTTGGTCGCCACTCGACCCAAGAGTTGCTTCACAGATTGAAATGGTTGAAGGTCAGTTTGCTATCGTTCGACTGTTTGAATACGAGGATGGCATTTTTGAGCCAACCGACAAGATGATGGTCATAAATGTTTTCCAGTTGGAAAAGATACCTACCCCAAAGATGATTGCTGTCGAGATGGAGCAGGTCGAGGAGATGCACGAGCCTCATGACCCTAACCTGCCAGACAATTACAGACCAGCTTTATCTGACGATGTTCCAGAGGGCAGGGCTTGTGGCAACTGTTTCTTCTATGACGAGTCAAGAGTAAACGCTGAAGGTAACCAAGCTTGGTGTGAGCGTTGGGATGCTTTTGTTGAAGGTAGTTATTACTGCAACGCGTGGCAAGCAGACCAAGAGGGAAGGGACATTGACCAAAACGCCCCCGCCTACATGAGAGCAGCAGCTCGCAGAGGCCTTGAGTATTACGAAGAAGGTCTTGCTGGTGATGGCGTAACACCTGGCACTATCCGCGAGGCTAGAGAAATGGCTGAGGGTCAAGTATCTGATGACAAGTGGGTTCGTTTAGCTGCTTGGATTGCTCGTCACCTAGTTGATCTTGACTCACCAGACGCAAATCCAGACTCTGACAACTATCCATCTGCCGGTGTGGTCGCACATTTGCTTTGGGGATCAGGGCCAAGCAAGCGAGCAGCGCAACGGACTAAAGACTACGCTGATTCGGTTGTTGCTAGAATCAGAGCAGAGGAAACTAACAGTATGGACAAGAAAAACAAGTGGCTTGATGTAGCTAGAGCAATCCAGCTAAAGATTGACGGCCCACAGGCTCAGTCAAAAGAGCCAGAGGTAAGAACCAACAGCGTTGACTTTGAAGTCAGGGCTGAGGGTGACGGCATGACCTTCACCGGTTACGCTTCTGTTTTCAATAGTCCATCAGAAGATTTAGGCGGTTTTGTCGAGTATGTCGCTCCAGGTGCTTTCAAGCGTTCTTTACAATCTCGCAATGAGGTCAAACTTCTTTGGAACCATGACTCAGGTGAGCCTCTGGCTTCCCTGAGAGGTGGCACAATGCAACTCATTGAAGATGAAGTCGGACTAAGAGTTACAGCTAAGCTTCCAAACACAACAAGAGGCCGCGACATTGCCGAGCTACTTCGCACCAAGGTAATTGACTCAATGAGCTTCGGTTTCAATGTGATCAAGGATTCTTGGTCAAGAGATGGTCAGACAAGAACCTTGGAGTCAGTCCGTTTGTTCGAGGCAAGCATCGTGTCGTTCCCCGCATATGCCGCCACAACAGCCACAGTTCGGTCAGCCCCAAGCATCAATGCTGACGAGCTAGCAGATGCTTTACTCAGGCTAGAGTCCGGTGAAGAACTTGACGACAAGAGTGCAGAGCTAATTACTGATGTAGTAAACAAGCTCAAGGCACAACCAGAAATAGAAGAAGTAATTGACAATGGCCTTGACCTGCTAGACCTAAAGAAAAAGCAGTTCGACCTTCTACTGAAAAGGATATAAACATGGCAAGCAAAGATGAAATCAAAAAAGCAATCCTAAGAGCTGCCGGCAACCCTTCGGTTGGCGTTATCGCTGAAATGGCAGAGGATTTTGCTCAGGCAGTATGGGAGCTAGACAACACTAACTCTTACAACCCAGCCAAAGAAGCAAGGGTTGTAGACAGCAAAGAAACCCGATAGAGTTTCTTTAACCCTAGCTCAGCCCCCTTTCTGAGCTAGGGTTTTCTTTTGCCTATAAAATTGTTGTTATCAGTTGAGTGTAAGCACCGCTGTTATCTGTTGAGTGTCAGCACCACAGGAAACCCAAAACAATCATTTATAGGAGAATCATGTCTGATTTCATTAAGACTCAGATGGATGCCCGCAACAACCTAATCGCACAGGCAAGAGAAGTTCTTGACTTTGCACAGGGTGAGAAGCGTGGACTATCCGCTGAAGAAAACACCAAGATTGCTCGTATCGAAGCTGACATTGACTCAGCCGATGCAACAATCGAAACCGCTCGTAAACTAGCAGATCGTGAAGCTCGTGCTTCTGAGGCTGCCGCTTCATTCACACCATCAGCTTCAGTTCCACAGAACACCGATGCTGACATCCTTCGCTCAATCGCTACTGGTGAAATGCGCGGATACGACTTCGCTCGCGAGGTTCGTACTCTAGTTCCATCCGCTAACACTGTTGGTCAGTCTTTCTATGACCAGGTATTCGAGATTGCACAGCTAGTTGGCCCAATGCTAACTGTTTCTGAAATCTTCAACACCACCTCTGGTGAGAACCTAGTAATCCCAACTGTTACAGCTACTTCAACCTCTGGTTCGGTAGCAGCAGCAGGAACCATCTCAGAGTCCAACCCAACATTCTCATCCATCACTCTTGGAGCTGAGAAATATGGTGCTTTGGTCCAGGTGGCTCAAGAACTAGTGTCCGATGCCGGATTTAACATCACTAGCTACATCGCACAGCAACTAGGTACTTCTCTAGGTTTGCAGGCAAACTCCGTTCTAACCACAAAGCTATCCGCAGCCGCAGGCTCAGTAGTAACTGGTGGAACTGGTGTTTCCGGTGCTGCTTCATACGAAAACCTAATTGACCTTGTATACGGAATCGCCGATGGCGCTCGCGTACTTCCAGGTCTAGGTTTCCAGATGAGCAAGACTGGAATCGCAGCCGCTCGCAAGCTGAAGGATGGTGCAGGAAACTACATCTGGACTAACTCAGCAGTTCCTGGACAGCCAGCAACCTTGCTTGGCTACCCAGTGTACGAGAACCCAAATGTTGCAGCAGTAGGAACAGCAGCTAAGTCTGTATTGTTCGGTCACCTACCAAGCTTCAAGGTTCGCGTTGCAGGTGGAATCCGCGTTGACCAGTCAACCGATTTCGCTTTCAACACTGACACTGTTACCTACCGAGGCCTAATCCGCCTTGATGGTGGACTAACCCACGCTACCCACATCGGGTACTTCAAGGGTGGAGCTAGCTAAATCTAGCCCCCAGTCAAAAAGCTGGCAGTGGGTCACAGAGCGTAGGACTGTGGCCCACTGTCTTTTTTTGCTATTGTTTATGTATGCCTACAAATAAAGAGAAACTAAATGGCGCAGTAAGCGTCTGGTCTAATAGCTACAACGCACCAACCGGATACGGCCAACAAGTCACAATGCTTATTGACCGACTAAAGCGTTCGGGTCTTGATGTCGCTATGTTGTCTAACTACGGCCTTGAGGGAATCCCTAGTTCAATCCAAACGCCTTATGGCAAAATTCCACATTACCCAAGAGGTTTGGATCAATACTCAAACGATTCGGGACCACAGGATCACAAAACCTTTATAGCTGATAAAGACAAGCCCAACCTGCTTATTAGCCTTTACGATGTCTGGGTAATGAAGTCAAAACAGTATGACGACTTTCCAATCGCGGCTTGGACACCACTTGACCATGTAACCCTGCCACCAGGTGTAGAGAGTTTCTTACGCAAAGAGAATGTTACGCCAGTTGCGATGTCACCTCATGGAGTCAGACAGCTAACAGCTAAAGGCATTGAGTGTGAGTACGCACCTCACGCGATAGATACCAAGACCTACAAGCCAACATACAAAATAGGCAATCATCCAATCAATGAATACATGGGTCTAACCGCAGATAACTTTGTAGTCGGCGTAGTAGCTGCTAACAAAGCTTCTGGCCTAGTTCACCGCAAAGCTTATGGCGAGCTAATCCTTGCTTTTAGTATCTTTGCCAAAGACAAGCCTGACGCAGTTCTTTATCTACACACTGACTCATTCGGTTTATCAGGTGGCTGGAACTTGCTAAACATCCTTGCCTCGCTGGGAGTAAAGAAAGAACAAGTAATCTTTCCAAACCCACAAGACTACCGATTCGGTTTAGCTCAATCTGATCTTGCTGCTCTTTATACAAGGATGGATGTCTTGCTTGCACCTAGCTTTGGTGAAGGCTTTGGAGTTCCATCAGTTGAAGCTCAAGCCTGTGGCACTAGGGTTATTGGTTCTAACTGGGCAGCCACCCCCGATTTAGTAAGCCCTGACTCTTGGCTAACTGAGGGACAACTAACCTGGGATGCCGGTCAAGACGCTTGGTGGATGACACCGAATGTATCTAGCTTGGTCAACGCGCTAGAAGAATCTTACAAAGCTGATCGTGGAAACTCACAGATTGCTATTGACTTTGCTAGCCAGTTTGATGTCGAAAAGGTTTGGGATAATAGCTGGATGCCGATTCTAAAAAAGTTGCTCAAGTGATTCCCGTATTAGCTTTCCCAACTTATGCCAGACACGATCTGGCGCAAAGAATGATTGACTCGATTGATTACCCAGTCGAGCATCTGGTAATTGTAGATAATTCTGGCAAGAGAGTATTCGAGCCAGTCAAGCCTGACATTGTAAAGAACATGTGGCTTATACAAGTTCCTTTCGGTTTAGGCCCAACCGCAGCCATGAACCTTGTTGTCAAGTCAACACCTCACGCTAAGTATTGGATTATGGCTAGCGAGGACACCTATTGTGCGCCTGGCAGCCTAGAAAAGATACACAACGAGGTAGATACTGAAGCTCTAAACTTTGTAGATGCTGTCCCTGACTGGTGCTTCATTGCGCTTGGTGAGGGTGTAGTCCTAAAGGCTGGCCTAGCGAGTGAGTTGTTTCACCCTCTTTACTTTGAGGACAATGACTATGAGAGGCAGATTGACGCTCTCGGTATTCCAAAAAAGCGTATTCATGCGACTATTCACCATGACAACAGCTCTACGATTGGCGCTGGATTCGGTCCCAAAAACGCTTACACTTTCTCTATAAATCAAAGGCTTTACGAAAAAAGAATAGCTGAGAACAACATGAATAGCGGTGAGTGGTCCCTAAAGATAAGGCGAGAGAACTCTTGGGACTAACCTTATTAGTATCCTTTTGATTCAGTAGAATAGAGAACATTATGGCAATTACAAATGGCTACGCCACATTACAAGAGGTGAAAAATTCACTTCGCATAACTGACAATCTCGATGATACTTTGCTAGAAACAGCTATCGAGTCTGCCTCTCGGATGATTGACGGCTACACCGCTCGCACCTTCTACAACGCCGGAACAGCCACTAGAAACTTTGCTGCTACCGATGCCCTAAACCTTATTATTGACGATGCTATTTCGGTTTCGGTAGTATCTTCTACCGATGAAGTTGGAGATACTTATGTAGTTTGGGGAGCTAACGATTTCCAACTAGAGCCTCTAAACAGTCGCTCTGACGGACTCTACATGCCATACACAGGCATTAGGGCTGTTGGTGATTACACCTGGCCTGTTGTAGATCAGCAAGCTCTTTGTCGAATCACAGGTGTTTGGGGTTTCTCTGCTGTTCCAATCGCAATCAAGCAAGCAACAGTAATTCAATCCTCAAGACTTTTCAAGCGCCTTGACTCACCTCTTGGTATTGCCGGATTCGGTGACATGGGTGCTATCAGGGTCAACCGCTACCTTGACTCAGATGTAGAGCAACTAGCTATGCCATTTAGGATTATGAGAAACTTCGGCTAATGAGCATTACCGCTATTAGGACTGCACTAGCTACAAATCTTGCCACTATTTCTGGGCTACGCACAGCAGCCGAAGTGCCTGACCTACCTAACCCGCCTGTCGCAATAGTAAACCTAGATTCGGTCACTTATGATCAGGCTTTTGCCAAAGGCATGACTAACTACAACTTCACAATCACTGTCATTGTCGGTAGGTCTGCTGAAAGAGAAGCTCAGCGCAAGCTTGATGCCTACATTTCCGTAGGGGCAAACAGTGTCAAAAATGCAGTAGAATCAGATAAGACTCTTGGTGGATATGCCTACGACTGCCGAGTCGTGTCAATGAACTCAGTCGGTTCAGTGACAATCAGTGATACAACATACCTGGCTGCTGACTTTACAGTCACAGTCATAGCAAACTAGGAGAAATAAATTGGCAAAATTTTACGCACAAGACTACAAGGTCACAATCGGCACTGCTGTAATCAGCGAGGACATTGCATCTGTAACTCTTGACATTACCGCAGATGAGGTTGAAACCACAGCTTTCGGTTCGAGCTACCGCTCAAGAATTGGTGGACTAAAGGATGCTTCTGTATCCCTAGATTTCCACCAGGACTTCGGAGCTGGCGCTGTTGACGCACTATTGTTCCCACTTATGGGTTCAACTGTTGCAGTCAAGATTGCACCTACCTCTGGAACAGTTACCGCAACAAACCCTGAGTACCGCTTCACAGCTTTAGTAACCCAGTATCAGCCTTTTGCTGGAGCTGTTGGCGACCTAGCTACCCTTTCGGTCACTTGGCCAGTATCGGGCGAAGTTACAAGAGGAACCGC